AAAGCTTTGAAATCATAACACGATGCAGGCTAGGTGTCATATTCTCTTAAGCTTTCATCGCCATGATGGTCTGGCATGTAGTCATCGTCAGTAGCATCTGCCTCCCATGCGCGTTCAAGCTGCTCTTCTGCTTTTAAGCGTTTGGCGTGGGCTTTGAGCTTGGGAAGCAATGTAGGAATGTATAGATGCTCTGCCGCAAGAAGCTGAAGAGAGGTTTGCTTACTAGTCGGAGCGTTCTCTAGCAATGCCACAAGAAACTTCGTCTCTTGCATAGTTAATTTGCAATAAGTCACTTCATAAACGAACTATTGTTTGAAAATCATACTAGGAGATAAGGCTTTCGATCCAGCCAATATCATCGTCTTTGCTTGCAGCAAGAATGGCACCTGCCATTGCAAATGCCAAGTCATCAATGCCAGTGGCTTTACCACCAGTCACGCTCCATTGTCCACTTGGTTTGTAAATGACAGTCAGGTTTTTGAGCTGCATCAATGCTTTCTCATGACGATAAATATTAATTTGCCCCGCATTGAACAATTCACGCATTTTGCTAAACGCTTTCATCTTTGAACTGACCGTCCAAGTGAGCTCTGTGATTGGCAAGTCACTAGCCAAGCTTTGGATGGTGCCAGCACTGTTGAATTGGTCCATCACAATGGTGTCAAATACATACAGGCGATGCTGCTCCTTAATCCAATCTTCCACTGCATTGATATTCACTTCCATCCTTCCATTGATTTCAAAATCAGCAACGAAAGAATGAAACTTGTCTACAACTAATGTGCCGTTTTCGTAGTGAACAATACAAGCAGTGTAATCGTCACGGCCAACGCCACCACGGGCGGGGTCAAGGGCAAGGACGTAAGCTCCTTGGAATTCAGGGCGTGGTGGCAATGCTGCGCGGCGATCATCAATACAAGCATCAATTACATCGCTATTGACTAGCGCCGAAAGATTAGAAGCAAACTGAGCTCCATATTCCACTTTAAATTTTTCGGGATCACGCTGTCTTTCTGTGTCAAGAAACTCTTGCGAAATATTTGGGTTCATCTCCCACGTTGGGAGATTCACTGCTTGCATGAAAGGAAATCGTCCTGATGATGCCTCTTTGAAATGTTGGTAGAAGATGCCGTCAGTGAGCCATGGAGACGAGAGTTCAAGGATGCGTCCTTTGCCTCCAAACTGAGCAATGGCAGGAGAAAGTGCGTCGTAAATGCCGCGGCCTCCGCTATTTGCATCGCCTTCCGTCGCAAATGCAAGCTCGTCAAACACTGCCCCAGCGCAAGCGAGACCACGAGCTGCGCGTCCCGATGTAGGAATGGCTTTGAATACGCAATTATTGCTTAGTTCAATGATGTCGGCGGTTTCACGGACAATTTCTTGGGCAAAGGGACTTTCAATAATTAGTTGGCGAATGTTATTAAGAGCAATGCGAGCCTGGTCTTGACTGTTTGCCACAGTCACCACATACCATCGTTCCCCTTTTCTAACTTTTCGACGATATTCCTCTTCTAAAACAAAGCACATATAAAGACATGCCACTGCAGCCATTAATGTTTTGCCGCTCCTTCGTCCCAATGCCCATACGGCATGCGACTTGCCTGGCTGGAAGAATTCGTCCAGAATGCGAGCTTGAGAAGGATAGAGTTCTAAACCAAGCGCATGCTTTGCGAATTGACTACAAGTGAGATTCATTTCAAAAGCGCCAGTGGCCGTAGTTTAGTTTTTGGAAAGAAATAGGCCATGCGACCACCCGCTGGATCTTTCTTCCATTGTTCCTCCATCGCATCTTTGCTTTTAATCCAACCATGGACAAGCGTGGTGCGATTTTCAATCGTGACAAGCACCAATATCTTATCTGGGCTTTCATCAAGCTGCACTATTAAATCGTAATAATGCTTAGAGCGAGTTTTAATGTCGATATTTGGTGGGAGATCGGAAGACCCCCGCTTTGCTTCTGTTTCTTGGTAGAGCTTATCTTCCATGCCAAGCAATGCCGCTGCTGCCATTTCCCCTGCTGCTCCCAGCATGTGATAGCGCAAAGCTAATTCTCCTTTCTCTGCACCATTGTTCCGTCCTTTTCTGCATTGCTGCTCATTAAGCGCTTGCCTGCGAAAGGCTTCAGCGCGGGCACGTTGGCGCTGTTCTTCTGTGAAAACAAAAGCAATGGGTTCTGGCATGTACATAATGGCCAGTCTGTCAAGCCAATGTATCCAGCTTTTAGACTAAAAGCAATACAACACGGCCATTAGCGTTGGTTATGGAAGGCGAAGCAATTGATCTGGGCCATGCTACGGCAGGTGGCGTTCGTGCAGACGGCCTTCAAAACGTGCTGATTGGCATGGGTACTGGTCGTGACAAGGGTCAGTACACTAAAACCACAGCCACTGTCTTCCTGGCGCAAGAAGAGCTTGAAAATCTTTATGGCGAATGGTTGCCTCGGCGCATTGTTGACATTTATGCCGATCAAGCAACGCGCAAAGGCTTTAAAGTGCTTTTTGGTGGTGACGGCGTAAGAGCCGAAGAAGTGCAAGGCATTGAACAAACGATTGAAGACCTCTACATTCTTGAACACCTCAACCTCGCAGCCAAAAACTCCCGCCTTTATGGGGGTGCTTGTCTACTTCTCTTTATTGACGATGGGCGTCCCGCTTATATGCCTGTCGATAAACGTAACATCCGTCGCATTGAAGAAATTGAATGTCTTGATCGCTGGCAAATCGCTCCAGTTATCAACGAAGAAAACTTATACGACTATTCAAAGGCCACTTATTATCAGATCATCTCTGGAGATTTAATTAACGAACCCACGCTTACTTACATTCATAAGGATAGGATTTTGCGCTTTGATGGCGACTGGCTTCCTTATCGCATTCGTCAAAGGAATTATGGCTGGGGCATGAGCAGCTTACAAACTGTTTATGACAGCTTCCGTCATTATTGGACTGGTCTTAATTCGGCTGCAACGCTGCTCACTGAATTTGATATTTTTGTTCACAAAGTGAGAGGGTTGGCCGCAATGCTGGCGGCTGGTAAAGAAAGCTCCATTCGTGATCGTTTGCAAGTGAATGATATGAGCAAGAGCATCTATCGCGGCTATGCGATTGATGCTGAGAAAGAAGAGCTTGAATTTATTAGTCGTAACTTTGGCGGCATTGGAGAAATCCTTGAGAAACTGCGCGTTGATATTATTGGCGCTAGCAAGATTCCTCACACTGTACTTTTTGGTGAAAGCCCTAGTGGACTTGGCTCCACTGGTCGCAGTGAAGAACGTGATTTTGCCAAAACTTTAGCCGACTATCAGAGTGTGCATTTCAAGCGTCCAATGAAAAAGCTGATGGAATACATCATGCTGAGCAAGGAAGGTCCAACCAATGGGAAAGTGCCTGATTCGTGGCGCATTGCTTTCAATCCATTGTTTGAGCTTAATGAGCGTGAAATGGCGGATGTAAGGGCTCGCGTGGCGGCTGTGGATGGCCGCTACATCCAACTGGGCGTCCTTACGCCTAAGGAGGTGGCAGATGCCCGTTATGGCGGTTCTGAATGGAGCATGGAGCTCACGCTTGATCCCGAAGTGGAACGCGCCAATGAAATGCCCACCCCAGAAATGGGCGGAGCCACCCCCAAACGGGGTGGCTTGGCAGTGCCTCCTGGTGGCCGCGATCCAATGAATGAAGAGAATGGCACGCTTCCTATGGATGGAAGTCGTGATGTGCAAGATGCGGCAGGTTTATATTTGCCACGTGATCTAGAAAAAGTACGTGGCGATGTTGAGTTCACTGACAAAGAGCTTCATAAACAAGCAGTGGCAGCAGCAAAAGCGAAGTTCAAGACTTGGCCTAGTGCAGTTGCTGGAGCTTATGTCACGCAAAAATACAAAGATTTGTACAAGCGCAAGCATGGTTCAATGGAAGGCGCCTTTAAGGGCAAGAAGCAAACCGCCGAATATTTCAAAGAGGATGCAATTGAGCCTCTAAAAACTAGCGGCCTCATCCTTGCTGATATTGACGAAGCTGCTCTTATTGACGAAGAAGACATTTCTGCTGCATTGAATCAATGGAAAGCAGAAGCGCCTGAGCGCTTTAAGGACATCCTGGAGGCCGAGGATGTACAGCCTGAATAATCTTGCTCAATTCTCTGAAGCAATTGTTCGCTTTGATCAATCGTCGTGGCGTTACGATCCAATTAGCGGAAGGTATCGTGGCGCTAACGGGCGTTTCCTTAGCGCAAAGGCTGTAGAAGCCTTGGTTGATGGTCGCATAGGCAAGCTTGGTCGTGAGCTACGGCGATTTACAACAATGCTTGCCGATGGCAGTATCACCTTGGATCAGTGGCAAAGTAGCGTCAGAGAAGCCCTTAAGCTTGTGCATGTACAAGCAGCGATCATTGGTAATGGTGGACGCGAAACTATGGGAGCAGCAGACTGGGGGCGCATCGGGCAGCGTCTCCGTGTGGAATATGCTTACCTACAGGG